ATGCAAATCGAAATGAAAAACCCAGCAGACTTACTAGCTTACGAAAACAATGCCCGAACGCACAGTGACGAACAAATTAAACAGATAGCAAACTCAATTAAAAACTTCGGATTTAATGACCCAATCGAGATCTCACCCGATGGGACCATCATCAGCGGCCACGCAAGGGCCTTGGCTGCCCTTAAGCTGGGTTTAAATGAGGTACCCACGGTTACCCTAGCGGGTATGGACGAAAACGCCCGTAAGGCGTATATACTCGCAGCAAACCGTACCGCCCTTAGCGCAGGTTGGGACGTGGAACTACTCAAAATCGAGCTAGGAGACTTAGACGACGATAAGTTCGACCTCTCACTGACCGGATTCACAGACGAAGAAATAGAAAGTTACCTAAACCCGGAGATCCTAAACTCTGGGTTAGCTGACGAAGATGACGAGGGGGAACTCCCCGATGATCCCGTCACTAAGCTAGGTGACGTCTGGATTTGCGGAAATCATCGCGTAGCCTGTGGAGACAGCACTAATCCCGATCACGTTTTAAAGCTTATGAACGGCAATCAACCTAACTTAATGGTCACAGATCCGCCGTACGGTTGTAACTACGAAGCCGGACGAATCGCAAGAGAAATCAGAAAAGAAAAAACGAAAAGAGAAAAACAACCACGACTTTTGAACGATAAAAATGCCGATTGGTTTGAGGCATATAATTTATTCCCGGGTAATATTTTATACATCTGGCATTCGTCACAATTTTCCGACGTTTTTATTCAAGGGATAAACGATGCAGGGTTCGAAATTAAGGCTCAAATTATCTGGGTCAAAAATGTAGCCGTGCTCTCCCATGCGGACTATCATCAAAAACATGAGCCTTGCTTTTATGCCGTAAAAAAAGGGGCGAAACACGATTGGCAAGGAGGTTTTAAAGAAACTACAGTTTGGGAAATCCCATCCGCGCGTTTCGAAAAAGACCAAACAGATCACCCCACACAAAAACCGCTCGAATGTATGGCGCGACCGATTGAAAATAATTCAAAACCGAATGATTATGTGTACGATCCATTTTGTGGAAGTGGCACCACCTTGATCGCTTGTGAAAAATTAGGAAGACGTTGTTTAACTCAAGAATTAGATCCGAAATATGTCGATATGACGGTCGCGAGATGGGAAAAATTCACGGGACAAAAAGCCATTTTAGAGAGTACCGGCGAGAAGTTCGATGTATGATACGTTAGCTAACAACGCGTACGCGAGAGAAGACGACGAAGCCTTGCTAGAGGAGATGATCCAGCTGGGAATGCGTGGATTATCACTTAGGGAGTGCGGTAACTATTATGGGGTCGACCCCAAAGAATGGGCCGATAAGTGCGAAGAATTCCCGATAATCGGCGAACGTCACAACACGGGCCGGGCTCGTGGAGTAGCTTTAGCGGGGCAAAAGCTCCTGCAGGAAGTGAAAGGCGGGAAAGTTAACGCAATTATATTTTACTTAAGAACCGTGGGCAATTTCGAAGAAAAAGCATTAGCTGAGGCTCAAACCTATCAAATCGTTAATCATGAAATACCGCCTTATCCCGCCATCCCTTTACCCGTGATACCTCTTGACCCTGTTGAGGCGGCTAACGTATACCGTGACTTTATGCAGAAGACTTGAGTTAATACCAGAACGGTATACACTTGAGGGATAATACCACGGAGGCACTACATGGCCGGTTCATCAACTGTTACAGCTACAAACGGAGTGGGTCTACCCCTCGACGCCCTTGCTAAAATCTTGACATATTCGGGCGATTTTATCGCTACCCAGGTTGTGGTTTATAACGGCGTTACATATACCCAAACTTATACAAATAATGGCACTTTTATAACCGCCGTTTCACAGTGGGTGGCCTCATGATAGACTTAGGCGAATTAATTGTAGACCTTAGCATTTTAGGCGTTTATCCCCTGATCGTCCCAGGCGGCGGCAGTGTTACGAACGTGGGAACCGGCACAGGATTAACGGGCGGACCGATAACCGGCTCAGGCGTTATATCTTTTGCGGATGTCAGTACCTTAACGGTATTAGCAAATATTACAGGGGGTACCGCTCCTCCTATTCCCAACACCCTTTCCGATATTCTTGACGCAACTTTCGATAATTCACAAGGTGATATTCTCTACCGTGGTGCTAGCGGCTGGACATACTTAGCCCCTTCAACCGCCGGATATTTCTTGAAAACCGGCGGCCCTGCAGCTGATCCAACATGGGCAGCGGGTGCCATTGGTACAGTAACGCAAGTAAATAGCGGCCTAGGTCTCACCGGGGGACCAATCACCGGCTCAGGCACGCTTTCCCTTGCTAATATCGCCGTCGGTGATGTACTCGCAAACGTGGGCGGTTTTAGTGCCGCACCGAACGCGGTAACGGTAACTGACTTATTCGATTTTGTTTTCGGACAGTCTCAAGGTCAATTACTATACCGCGGCGCGAGCGTGTGGGAATCTCTAACCCCTTCCACGGCGGGATATATTCTACAAACGGGAGGCCTATTGGCTAACCCCTCGTGGATACCAAATGAAGGGCTCGCCGCGATTAATGACGGGGATTTGCTAGCGAACACGTCCGGTAGTTCAGCTATCCCGGTTGATACTTCGTTAACTACTTTACTCGATTACGTTTTCGGAAACTCACAAGGTGATATTCTCTATCGTGGTGCTAGCGCGTGGGGAGCACTAGCTCCTTCCACATCGGGTTATTTTTTGCAAACCGGCGGCCCAGCCGTAGATCCGTCATGGGCACCACCCCCATCCGGCGGAAGTCCATTTTATCTAGATCCAGTTCTCGACGTGCTTGATGCCAGCATTCAAACAATAGTATGCACTTACTACAATGGGGCAGGTAATGATGGCATCGGCGCGACACTGACAAACAACGATGGATTGTTTACAGTGTTTACCGCCGATGGTGATACTCCCCCCGTCGGCTCAGCAATTCTTGTTTTAAATTCTTACGCTTCAAATACTGGCACAGGTAATGACGCATGGAACGGGATATATGTGCTCACAGTTGCGGGTGATGGCGTATCTGTTAATTGGGTGCTCGAACGTAGGGCAGACTGCAATCAAACGTCAAACATAATTAACGGGATATCTGTTTTTGTTTTCGGTGGGGATAGTAATAATTACCCCTTTACTTCTTTCATTTTGAGTAATGGAGTTGAACCCTTTGTACCGCTTGTAATCGGCACGGATGGAATTTATTTTAATCAGTCAGCATATGGAAATCATTTTATTAATGGCTTGATAGTCGGAAACACTGATACCCCCACTTATTTGGTACTTACTGGCAATGCGATAGGCACGGGCATCGGTGGTAATGTCACTATTGTTGCCAACAGTGGTGGCGGTGTCCAATTACAAACAAATAGTATCGTAGTCGGAACGGGTTCATCATTTGATACGATAATTTCATATGCAACTGACGCAACAAATAATTTCCATTTCGGCACAGGCACTCAAACTTTTAATATAGCTGGCGTGGCACAGATTTCCCTATCAACGTCAGGCGTACAGATTGGATCGGGCGCGACGGTAACTACGATTTCAACGGACGGAACTTTTGCCGGTGCGGTAGATACTACACTTTCGACATCGTTAGCAATCAAGACGTACGTTGATGCCCAGATCGGCGGCAGTGGCGCGGTCAATCCAGGCCTAACGAATGAACTAGCGTACTATGCAGCCGCTGGCGATGCGGTGAGTGGTTTAACTACCGCAAATAGCTCGGTTTGTGTCACTGATTCCGGCGGCGTGCCTTCATTTAGTACAACACTACCCAATTCTATCGATTTGGGGATCCCTTCCGCATTAGATGCAACAAACGCCACGGGTACCGCGGCAGGGCTCACAGCGGGCACAGTAACGACAAATGCGAATCTAACAGGCGATGTCACTAGTGTGGGAAATGCAACTACGCTAACGAATAGCGCAGTTACAAGTCAACCGCTTACGGGATACGCCATTTCATCCGGTACGGTATTAGCTACTGACAGCATCCTACAAGCCATTGAGAAAATCGCGGGTAACGCCGGCGGGGGTGGCACAGTTCTAAGCGTGCAAACCTTTACATCAGGCTCAGGTACCTATACGCCCACAGCGGGCGCAAATTATATCTGGGTTAGGGCTGTCGGGGGAGGCGGTGGAGGCGGTGGTTCTAGCGCTACGACTAACGGTAATTTTAGTTATGGTTCTTGCGGCGGTTCGGGAGGTTATGCAGAACATTGGGGAGTTGCTGCATCCTTGGCGTACAGCGTAGGGACGGCTGGTGCTGGTGGTGTTGCAGCAAGTGCCGGGTCTAACGGAGGAGTTACGACATTCGGAACCGCAGGCGCTTTAATCACGGTTGGCGGTGGTCTGGGCGGGTTAACATCCGGGTCATTTTTTGCAAGTAGTTTTTCCGCACTAGTAGGCGGGAGTGGGGGGACTGCTACGACAGGGGGCCTTTTAATTCCAGGAACTTCTGGAGATTCAAGTAAGATAATGTTACTTTCTGGATCAGTCAATTATGCCGTGTCACAGGGTGCCGGACCCGCTTCTATGCTGGGATTAAGCATTCCAGAGCAAGTGTCCATATTCAACCTAACAGATCAGGTCTCAAATGGACTTACGCTCAATACTGGTTACGGTTCAGGTGGTGGGGGTGGTGCGTCATATAGAAATACTTCAACTTCTTCATCAAATGGTGGGGATGGGAGAACTGGTGTTATTATCATCACCGAATACGCATAACGTTAGTACCAGGGTTCGGACTTAACATGTCGTAAACGCGATTGTTCATTTTTTGCACAGGCGGTATAACCTGTGAAAAGCCTGTGCAAAACAAAGTAATCCACAGAGTTACCCACAGATTTTGGGGGCGATTCTGTGGGTTGACATCGTCCGCGCGTTGACGTATATTCTAAGACCTCAATACCATTAAGGAATTACCATGGCAACACCAACCGGACAATTTATAGGGACTGTAGAAGAAATGGGCGCAGCTATTAAAACTCTATGGGCTAAACTTCAAGCGCATCAACAAAGTGTTCACGAACTACTAAACGCTAATTTAGAATTGCGTGCAGCTCTTCACATGGCACAAGGTACCGCGGCGGCCCCGGCAGTAGTTGCCCCCGTGGAAGAGACCGCTCTAACTTCTACCGTAGAAGCTGCAAGCGATGCCAATCCCGTTTCCGCATGATTTTAGAAATCCTGATTACTCGGCGGTGTTTGCGCACCGCATGGGTAAATTACAGGAAATCAGAAAAAACCCGGAAATACTAAAAGCATTAAAGCTTTTTTATCGTGATAACCCCGCTCAATTTATTATTGACTGGGGTGTCACGTTTGATCCGCGACAAGTTGAGAAAGGGCAGCCTAGCCTTTTACCCTTCTTATTGTTTCCAGTACAAGAAGATTGGGTGCACTGGGTCGTTGAACGCTGGAAAAATCAAGAACCGGGACTTACAGACAAATCACGCGAGATGGGGTTAAGCTGGCTTACCGTTTCGGTCGCTTGTACTTTGTGTTTATTCCACGAAGGCATGGTTATTGGTTTTGGTTCCCGAAAAGAAGAATACGTAGATAAACGCGGCGACCCTAAATCGTTACTATTCAAAGCCCGTCAATTTTTATCATATTTGCCTAAAGAATTCCGCGGAACATTTGACGAAAATAAACATGCGCCGTATATGCGCATTCAATTCCCCGATTCTAGTAGCGTTATCACTGGCGAAAGCGGCGACGGTATCGGTCGCGGGGCTCGTACTTCGCTATATTTTGTTGACGAAGCCGCCTATATTCCGCGGCCTGGGCTTATAGACGCGTCACTATCAGCGACAACCAACTGCAGGATGGACGTGTCGACCCCTTTCGGTATGAACAACACCTTTGCTCGTAAACGATTCGGGGGGAGAGTATCAGTTCAATCACTTCACTGGACGCAAGACCCCCGCAAAGATCAAGCTTGGTACGAAAAAATATGCTACGAGATTGACGATCCCGTTATCATAGCGCAAGAATTAGATCTCGATTATAGTGCCTCTGTGGAGGGGATAATGATACCCGCTCCATGGGTACGCTCAGCTATCGACGCTCATATTAAATTGGGGATAAGGCCCACGGGGGCGCGAATTGCAGGCGTTGACATCGCAGACGAAGGGGCCGACAAAAACGCATTTTGTGGGCGTCATGGAATTTCACTTGAACATTTAGAACAGTGGAGCGGTAAGGGTGGCGATATTTATGAAACTGTGGAAAGAGTATTCAGGCTTTCGGATATTCATAATTTCAATCTTGTATTGTTTGATTCTGACGGTCTCGGCGCTGGCGTACGGGGGGATGCTAGGGTTATTAACGCGAAGCGTGTCAATCCGATTAAATTCGACCCCTATCGAGGAAGTGGCGCGGTAGTTGATCCCTTAGGCGACCCATTCAAGAATAGTCAAGAATTGAAAATGGGAGACAAGGGACGAACCAACGAGGATTTTTTCGCTAATTATAAAGCGCAAGCGTGGTGGTCCCTTCGTCGTCGTTTCCAACTTACGCACCGCGCCATCGTCGAAAACTTGCCGGTTAACCCGGACGACATTATCAGCCTCAGCGGTTCTTTACCCGACCTAAACCGATTAATATTAGAACTTTCGCAACCCACGTATAGCCAAAACGGAGTAGGCAAACTCCTCGTTGACAAAGTCCCTGACGGCGGCCGTAGCCCGAATCTGGCCGATGCGGTCGTCATAGCGTACTCTCCCTATAAGAAACCGGCCAAGGGGGCGTTTAGCGGTTGATCAGTCATTTTTTAGCCCTGAATGCTTGCATTAAGTGCCGATATTGGGGTTAATGCAAGCATTCCCTAATGTTTTTTGTCAAAACATACCTAAAAACGGCAAAAAGTGATCAGGACGCTTTTCTAGCCGGAGTTTGCTATACTCAGGCATTAAAAGGAGCACCTTAACGATGTGGAAGCTATTCAAAAAAACAACGTCCCCCGCACCCGTGGAACCTGAGAAACGAAAAAAACAAGGCTTCATGTCGACGGATTCGCATTTCGAGGGTGTTGTCGAAACGATTCGCGCTAACGTCGAGGCCATGCTAGATGAAAAATTTAAAGAGGGATTAGCTCCTTTCCATGGCGCCCAAGCGGCGGGCACTATGGATAATGCGCCTAGTATCAAAGCGTATAACCAGGGCGGCAGTGCTATCCCCGTGGAGCAGATCGACTGGTTCGCTTCTCAAACTTTCATCGGCTATCAGTTGATGGCTATCCTTTCCCAGCATTGGCTAATTAAAAAATGCTGTTTGATGCCCGCAAAAGATGCCGTGAGAAACGGTTACGAGATAACCGTTAACGACGGCGAAGATATCGACCCGAAAATACTAGACAAGATGCGGAAACTGGACGAAGAATATCGGTTAAACTACAACCTCATCCAGTTAGTCGACCAAGGCAGGATATTCGGTATTCGAATCGCTATGTTTATCGTGGACTCTGACGACAAAGATTATTATTTCAAGCCTTTTAATCCGGACGGGGTAACCCCCGGCAGTTATAAAGGCATATCACAAATAGATCCATATTGGATTACCCCCCAACTCGACACTCAAGCAGCGGGCGCACCGGCTAGCATTCATTTTTACGAACCCACGTGGTGGAATATTGCCGGACGTTTAGTACACCGGACCCATTTAGTCGTTTTTCGTACTGAAGAAGTGCCCGACATTCTCAAGCCGTCTTACATTTACGGCGGGGTTTCAATCCCTCAAAAGATTTACGAGCGAGTTTACTCGGCGGAGCGCACGGCCAATGAAGCCCCTTTGCTCGCACTCACGAAGCGCACCGACGTAGTCAAAACCGATTTATCACAAGCCACAGCGCAAGGGCCTAACTTCTTCGCCCGCATATCGGAGTGGGTCTATAATCGCAATAACTACGCAATTAAAGTGATCGGTGAAGAAGAAGAAGTACAGCAGTTTGACACAAGCCTTGCAGACCTAGACGCCGTCATTATGACTCAATACCAGTTAGTTTCGGCAGCTTCAGGCGTACCGGCGGATAAGCTTATTGGCACCAGCCCCAAGGGTTTTAATGCAACGGGGGAATATGAAGAAGCAAGTTATCATGAGGAGTTAGAATCAATCCAAGCGCATGATTTAACGCCTATGATTGAACGCCATCATTTGCTTTTAATCCGCTCAGAAATTTGCCCGACCTTCGGGATTAAACCGTTTAGTACCGCTGTGGTATGGAAACCGCTTGATGCCATGACCGCTAAAGAACTAGCCGAACTTAATAAATTGAAAGCAGAAACGGGCAACACTCTATCACAATCGGGGGCAATTGACGGCTATGATGAGCGGGAACGGTTAATATTAGATCCGGAGAGTGGCTATAGTGGCATGGTCGTCGAAGAAGTACCGAGCGATCCGGAAGTCACCGAAAACGACGCGGACGCTTCAGAAATGGGACAAAAACCAGTTGGCTAGGGCGCGGAAAATAAAAGTCAGGGGCAAGAAACTTAACTACAACGCTAGCATCGAAGCGTGGTATAAGAAGCGGCTAGCCGGATTAGTAACTCAAATGACGACGGAAGTACAGAAAGAAGTAAAAAGGTTATTTGAGCGTTTGCCCGTGAAACCGTTTGCGACTGACGAAAGCATTGGGTCACAAGCCCGAATCTTAATGAACGAGCTAACGAAAAAGTTCGAGAATTTGTTCGCGCTTGAGTCTCTCACACTTGCCGATTTTATGCTCGAAAGGACGCTAAAAGCGAGCGAAACTAATCTAAAATCAAGTTTAAGGGAACTTTCAGGGGGCTTAAGTATCAAAACAAGCATCGTCCCGGACGAATTACGCGATGTGGTAAAAGCCTCGATTGCTGAAAACGTATCGCTAATTAAGTCCATCCCGGCCCAATATTTCACAAATGTAACCGGGGATGTGATGCGCTCGATAACATCCGGCGCGGGTATGTTTGACTTGCTTCCACAGATTAAAAAGTACGGAATGCACACACATAGGCGGGCGGAGTTGTTGGCATTAGACCAGACTCGCAAAGCATACACATCGGTTAATGTAGCGAGACTAAACGCCCTGGGCAC